CCCCAGACTGAACGACCGGCACGCGGGAAAATTCCAGCTTCGTAACGCGCGGCGCAATCGTTGTATCCTGCGATCGCCACGGCCATAGTCGTCATGAACGTCGGGATCGCATCAGAGAACTTCTCCATACAATGGAGCGTTGCGAACTCATCGATCATTTTCTGACCGATGTCGAACTCTTGAATCTGATACTTATCCATCATCGCGCGAGCACGCCCTGCGGCAATCGCAGCTTCATTCGGCGACGAAGCGTCATTGGCCATCGCTAGTAGCTTGGCGATGCGCTCTTTTATTTTATCCAAATCTTCCATCATCATACTCCTTTCTGAATTAGCTCTCGTTTCCTACTAAGATAGATTTTACTCGTTTCCAGTGATAAAGTAAAGCCTTATTTCTGATATGAAAAAGCCGCCCGAAGGCGGCTTAAATTTCACTTTGGCCAAAAGGAAATCAATCACACGGAACAATCTCGATTACTGAAGGCCGAGCCGCTTTTTGACGAACGGGTCGCTGCCGCAATAATTGCCGGGGCAGTTCTGAGTGAGGGAAGTGGACGGCTTTTCGGGCTGATTCTCGGACGATTGCTGGTGCCACTCTCTCACGCCAGCAGTCTGTAACGCTTGCTGCGTGGCCGGTGTCGAGTTCCCGATCAGGAGAATTGCTGCGTCGTACAGCCGAGCTGAACGTTGCGGGTCGGTCGCCGCAAGCGTTTGAGCCATTTGGAAAAGTGCCGAAGCGTTCGCTCGCGCGTTGCACGGACCACTCTCCAAAGGACCGCCCAGCTGTAAAACTCCCCCCAGCCAACCACCTCCGATCGCAGCCGTGTTAGCGCAGTTATACTGGCTAAACGACATACCGTAACTCACCGCGCCCGGATTGCCGACCGTCCTAACGCTGTCGGCTCCGTTGTTGATCGAGGTGAAATCGACGCTCTGGCCATTGATCTGACCCTGTTGCTGCTGCTGGCCTTGCTGATTCCGGCTATTGACCGTCTGATTCCCGGTACTGGCGATCGACGTGCTACCGGAGAGCGCCGCGCTATTGCTGTTACTGCGCGCTGCGCTGTTCCCGATATCAGAAACATTCGCACCAGCGACCGAACCGCTGCTGCTATTGCTTCCGCTGTTCGCTCCCGAATTTGCCGTTTGCGCGAACGCACCGGCTGCGGCGAGCGACAAAACCGTGGCCGCAAAAATATGTTTCATAGAAAATCCTTTATTGTAGAAAACCCCGACGAATCGGGGTTTTCTCTGGTTAACGCCGCTGCCGTTTGATTAGAACGGGAACGAGTTCGTCACGGTTGCGCCGGCAACCGAACCGGCCAGACCACCGGTCGCGCCGAAAGCGCTGCCGAAAGTCACGCCGCCTGAAGCGCCGAAGTTGGTCGTGCCTGCGTTGCTGCTGACTTGCGTGCCGAACAGACCGATCGTGTTCGAAGCGCCTGCCGTGCCGGTCGTACCGTTCACCGTACCTTGAGCCGTGAAACCACTTCCGACGACCGCAGTCACATTGCCCGACGTTGCGCCGGACGAAGAAGTGGCCGTACCGCCTGCCATTGCTGCGCCCGATGCCAAAGCTGCTGCGATTGCGACTGCCGAGATGAGCTTCTTCATTGTCAACCCCAATATTGAGAACGGGTAGCCGACCCGTGGCGGTACTACAGAAAACAGAAAAATCTACTACCTCGTTAAAAACTTTCGAGAGGATTTAAGCGAGTAAGGAGATTTTAGCGGAAAAATCTACTCGTAGGTGATTTATTTTTACGATTTTTTACGATTTTTCCGCTACTGAACCTTGCGTCTCGCCTAAAAACGGCACTCCGAGCATTTCTTGAGCGCAATTCTCATTGAACCAGCTATCTTCCAGAAAGCCTTCAACCCAATTCTCAACCGGACAAAAATCTTCCACTGCCAATCCTATTGTTATTAACCAAAGAAATTAGACCGACAAATCGGCCCGATGCCCAACTCAATTGACAGCGCATTCGTCAACTCTCGACCGCAGCACGAACAAGTGCCGAAACGCCGACCGTATGCGACTGCCGCTTGTTCTGGATTGTTACAAACTTCCAGAATCATTTTCTCGAACGCGTCACCACATTCACGCGAACGAATGAATTTTCCGTCTTTGATTTTTCCAAGGTACATTTCTTCCCAGCTGACATAGATCGCGCCAGCGTTCCGGCTGTGTAACGGGGCCAGATGTAACACGAACGTATCATCGCCAATCAACAGGCGAACTTTAGGCTTTTGGATTTTGTTCCTCTGAGCCTTCCGAAAAGCCTGTTCGATACTGGCGATGTTTACTGATTGAGCGTTGGTCGCGGCATGCTCCTGCGCGGCCTTAGAATCAGCAAAATTCTTAGCGCATTTCATCGCTGCGGCGAACTGTCTGTCCGTCAGCTTACCATTCTTCCTAACATACTCGCGAAGGTTGATGGCGAAATCAAAATCCGATCCAGTCCACCAAACTGCTATGTCTGGGTTTGCTTCCTCGAATTCTTCGAGCGTCAATTTAACTCTCGGTCTTGATTTCTCTTGAGGCTCGTCAAACTCATCACGATCCATTTCTATTCATCCTCCGGTGAAACATTCTATTCGTTTCTTACGAAAGGGTATTATCGTCTAAGATAGTGAGTCCGTCTAGTTTTTCTTTAGGGTCGGAGCGGACACGCCCCATCTAGACTATACTAAGATAGGTGTTGTCCAAACGGAATGAGACCATAAGCATGTCTGTAGACCTGTTTTCCGTATTCACCTCGCTTAAGCGTCGTTTTCTCGCCTCCGCTCCTTCTATTAGAAGCGGCGCGAAGGGGGCTAACGGCCCGGTAGCGGGCGCGGCGGCGCGTCGGGATAGTCTAGCCGCGTTAGATCCGCTCGACCCGATAGAGCGTGTCAAAGGATGGGGTAAGAACAAACCGAATCCGTTTCAGCGGGACATTGACGATTTCCCGCTGTATGAATCGATGCCGGAGGAAACACAGATCGCAGTAATGGACGAAGCCATAACAATTCTTCACGCTAAGTCGGTGATGGATGATGGCGCGGGCGAACCTAGCATGTCAAATGGCTTGGGCTCGCTCAGTACCTATGCCGTTCCAGAAATGCTCCAGAATTGGTATTTGTCTCAAGGCTTTATCGGTTATCAAGCCTGCGCTATCATCGCACAACATTGGTTGGTCGACAAAGCTTGTTCGATGGTCTGCGAAGATGCTGTGCGTCATGGATGGACACTCAGCGCCGATTCTGGGACTGTCATCGATGATGAAACTCACAATCTAATCAAACAGTATGATGTTAATTTTAAAGTCAAAGAGAACCTGAAAGAATTTGATAAGTTCAAGAATGTATTCGGCATCCGTATCCTGCTGTTCGAGGTGGAAAGCGAAGATGAACAGTACTATGAAAAGCCGTTCAATATCGATGGTATAACTGAAGGCTCTTATAAGGGAATTTCACAGGTCGATCCGTATTGGATGATGCCGATGCTTACGACAGAATCGACTTCTGATCCGTCGAGTCGGCACTTTTATGAACCTGAGTATTGGATCATCAGCGGCCGCAGATATCATCGATCGCACCTCATTATCGCTCGTGGTCCGATTCCTGCGGACATTCTGAAACCGACATACATCTTTGGCGGCGTCCCGCTGACGCAACGGATTTATGAGCGCGTGTACGCCGCAGAGCGAACCGCCAATGAAGCTCCGTTGTTGTCTCTGAATAAGAGAACAACCGCCATCCACGTTGATCTTGATAAGGCTATTACCAATCAGAAAGACTTTGAAGAAAGGATTTTATTCTGGATTCAATATCGCGACAATCACGCTGTGAAAGTCCTTGGGACCGATGAGCAGATGGAGCAGTTCGACACCTCATTGGCGGACTTTGACAATGTGATTATGAATCAGTATCAAATCGTCGCGGCAATCTCGAAAACTCCGTCAACGAAACTGTTAGGCACTCCGCCGAAAGGTTTCAATGCGACCGGCGAATTCGAGATGATTTCGTACAATGAGGAGCAAGAGTCGATTCAAGACAACGTGATGACACCGGTCTTGAATCGACATTACCTTATATTGATGAAGTCGATGGGGAAAAACATCGGCGTTACTGTCGTTTGGAACCCGGTCGATTACGGGAAAAAAATTAAGCAAGCAGAGCGG